AGCAGGGCGAAGAAAACCAGCAGAGCCTTGTGAGAGGGCTTGCACATAAAAGGAAAGTCCGGATCCCGACGGTCAAGAAGCTCGACGATGCCGTAAGAATAAAGGAAGGCTGGGACGAAGAGAGCGATGGGAAAGGCAATAGAGCATGGAAAAAGCCAGGACGGAAGAAATAAAATCAAAAAGGGGCTGAAGAAACCGCACAGAAGGATGGACACATGAAGAAGGTCGTGACTGTCCTTGTCGACAGTCTGGTGGTCCTGATCGTAGAGGGCTTTATAAAAAGCAAGCTCCCGCAAAAGCTCTTCCTGATGCAGGATGGAGTGCTGATATGCATTTGAAAGGTAGCCGACAGAGCGCGAAGTCCTGCCTTCCTGGAAATCAAGAAGGGCGTTTTGCAGCCGGTCACGCTCGTCGTAATATGCTTTCAGGTCGTCCGGATCCATTTTCCCGACCGTGTCATTGAAAAAAGACGAGTAGCGGGAACTGTCATAAAAGGAAAACATGAAATACCTCCATAATATTATCAAATAAACCGTTCCGGTTATACAGGAACGGTTTATTTTTTACGCTTCTTTTGCGCCCACGCCAGGCGCAGAATCTTTTTTATAGTAACCGGTGCGGTTCAAGTCCTCAGCGTAGCTAATGACCTTATCCTGCCCTTCGTCGTTGAGCTCGTCAAATGCAGCCAGCAGCGCGAACTGCGCGGGGGTGAGGGCTGTTTTACCGGAAACGGTATCGTCTGAGAGATCATCAAGGGTATAGCCCATACAGTGGACAACGGACGAAACAGTGGAAAGCTGGGGGTCTTTGGTCTGGCCTGCAAAGAGCTTGTTGAGGGTCCCTTTGGGGACGCCGGATGCGGAAGCGATTTGCTCAATCGTCATGCCGCTGTTCTTTTTTAGGCGGTTCAGATTTTCAAGCCACACGGTAAAATTCTCCTTTCTGTTGATGATTTCATTATATAAGGAGCTTCTCCAGAAGTCAATAATAAATTACCGAATAATATAAAATTCTGCAAAAAAAGAGTTGACTTTTACCGTCAACGGATGTAAAATCAAAATGCAAATTACCGAATAAGGTAAAAACAAGAAAGGAGAAAAAACGTATGGATAACCTGAAAGCGGAGATGCAGCGAAATGGCCTGACCATCCGGGACATCATGACCACGATCGGATGCTCGGAAAAGACCGCACGAAACAAAATCAACGGGGAGACGGATTTCACTTACCCGGAAGCGGAAAAAGTACGAAACAGGCTTTTTCCGGGGATGCGGATGGAGTACCTGTTCCACCACACCCCGGAGAAGAGCGCATGAACCCAAAAGACAAGGAGTGTACGAAATGAAACGAATGCATGTGAAACTGACCTTTATTGAGCCGGTGCTGGGCACCTGGCCGAGCAACCAGAACATTGCCCGGGAGTTTATCGCCAGCAAAAGCCCCGATGCGGAGAGCATTGAGGACGAGGTGGCCGCCATTGGCGCGGACGCCGTGGCAGACAAGGGCATGACCGTTTTCCCGCGTGACCCGGACGGCAATCCGATTTTTTACGATTACCAAATCAAAGGCATGTTTAAGGATGCTTGCGGTATGCTTTCCCGCATCGGCGGCAAGACCGAGACCGGCAAGAAGAAGGCCGTGAACGAAAGCGGCAAGCTGACCGCTTACAAGAAGGTCATTGACGGCCTGATCTTCGTTCAGCCCCGCATGATTCCCATTCACGTGAATGGTGAGATTACCGACTGCCAGCGCCCGCTGCGCGCCCAGACCGCACAGGGCGAGCGCGTGAGCCTTGCCAACAGTGAGGAGATCCCGGCGGGCAGCACCTGCGAGTTTGACGTGACCCTCCTTGACGACAGCCACGAAAAGGTTGTGCGTGAGTGGCTGGATTATGGCATTCTGCGCGGCATCGGCCAGTGGCGCAACAGCGGCAAAGGTCGGTTTACCTACGAGATCAAGGACTAAAGGCAAGGGCGTAGACCGGACTTGCGGAGATTTGCAACGGCAAAGAATAGAAGAGAAGTGCAAAGAAAAGAGTTGCAAAGGCAAGGCTGAGTTCGATTGGCCGTGCGATGGCTTTGTGAAGCGATGCTTGGCAAAGGCAAGGCACGGCGGTGCAAAGCAAAGGCTATGAGGTGAACTGCTGTGCAGTGGCACTGAGAAGCACAGACAGGCAAGGCAAAGGCAAGGCAAAGAGTAGCAGAGAGAAGAGCTGCAAAGGCAAGGCACGGCAACGAGGCGCGGCGACTTGATATGCGAAGGAAGAGCTTGGCATTGCCTGGCTAGGGCGGAGCAAGGCGCAGCGGTGCGACGCAATGGCAAGGAACAGAACCACAAGAGAATTATGGAGGTAAAAAGATGGAACGATACATGATCCTGATCCGAGCAGACGGCACGGGCCGCCTGATCCGGTGCGACGACGGAGACACCTGCAAGCTGGAGACGCTCCAGCAGCTGGTGGGCGGCCTGATCGAGACGGCAGACTGCTACCTGGAACCGGGATGGGCCCGGGAGCCGGTGGACAGCATCCGGCTGATCGTGAACGAGGAAGGCCTGCTGCAGGAGCTGCCGGTAAACTGGAAGGCGATGAAGCTGTACAAGTACGGCTATATGAGCGGCATCGTGGGCACGGCAGTGCTGGCGGCTGCACGCGGGGATGAGCTGATCGGCTTCGCAAAGCCGGTGTGCGAGACCATCTGCGCCGAGTGGGGTATCCGATTGGGAGGTGAGGACGCATGACCGACCGAAACAATGCCCCGGCGGGGCGGCTGGTGCCGGAGGTGAGAGTGCCGACGGAAAAGGAGCTGCGGGAGCAGAACCACCCGGAAAGGGACGGCAAGCCGATGCTGCTGAGCAGCAAGTGGATGGTAAAAGCCGGGCTGGCGATGTGCGACGAGCTGCTTACGGTGTGCAAGCAGCTGGTGCACGACCTGGACGAGACGGACCACGAGGATGCGTATCTGGCAATGGACGTGAAAAGCAAGACCGAGTGGCTGCAGCGGGTGCTGCAGATCGCGGAAGAACAGGAGGAGTGACAAAAGCCATGAAAAGGACAGCCACAAGGGCAAAGGTCTGGGACGCGCGGCAGCTGCCCGCGTACCTGACCCCGGCCGAGTACGCCGCACTGATCGGCGTGTGCCCCAAGACGGTGCAGCGCATGTGCCGGATGGGAATGCTGCCCGCCACTAAGGTGGGCCCCAAGCTCTGGCGCATTGACAAGAACGCCGCGCTGGAGAAAATGAAAAAGCCCGCCGGTGCTGAGAACACCGGTGGGCTCCGAGTGAAAGCGATCTGACAAGGGCCGCTATCACCAGAAGTATAACGCAAACGGAGGTATTTTGCAATGAAAATCAAATCGACAGTATGGCACTGGCTGGCGGCTGGGAGCCTTTGCGCCGGACTGCTGTGCGGCATGGGGCTGGAAGGCAACGCCCAGGTGGGGGCACCCATCACGGACGGGCAGTTTGTGACGGCCATGGTGCTGGTGCTGGCGGCCGGGCTTTTTATGCGGCTGGGCTTTGCGGCCCAGGAGCAGGAGGAAAAGGCCGGACACCGGGCGCACCGGCAGCCGGAGAACACCGTGAAAGCCGGAAAGCGGAAGGTGGGGTGAGCAGGATGCGTTACCGTGTGCACATTGAGATGAGCCGGGACGGCTACCCGCTGCGGCTGCAGACGGCCTTGCTGGTGGGCGGCAGCAGCCAGGGCGTGGCCAAAGCCAGAGCGCAGGAGCTGGCACGGGAGCAGCACCCGGAGTGCGACGACTTCCGGGTGTACCATGTGGAGGAGCTTGGCAAATGCAAAAAGACACTGTAAAGACGTCGGTGGTGACACTGCTGGCAGCCGTGCACTATCACAAAGAAGAAATCGTACGGGACACGCGGGACGCGCTGAAAGCGGTAGAGGAGCTGCCCGGCGGGGAGCAGGAAGCTGCCGTGAAGGGCCTGTGCGAAAAGCTGGAAGAGGCAAAAGCACTGGTGTTTGCCTGGGCGAACGACCACGGGGAACCGTGAAGAGAAAAGGAGCAGAACTATGAAGAGTACAATCGAGATCATCATCCGCAAAAATGAGGGTGGGACATTCTACACTGAAGTGACCGCGCGGGGATGTAAGCGCAAGGACGTCACCTTTGCCGGGCTGATGGGAGCGATGGCCCTTGTAGTGAACGACATGGACAAGGATATGTCGGAAGCGGCCAAAAAAGAGGCTGCGAAAGCCTTTGGGGGCCTGATGGCGAGCATGATGTTTCGCATGCTGAAAAAAGAAACGGTCAAGCAGAAGGTGTATGAAGGCAAAGAGGCCGAATTTCTGAGCGCGCTGATGAAGCGGCAGGGAGAGGTACAGGACCAATGACACGGGATGAGTACGAGCAGAAGCTGGACGCGGCGCTGGAAGAGCTGGACTGGCACGACCCGCGCAGCAAGGAGAGCAGTGCATACAAGGTGCTGGCGGCTGCCTCGGTGGACAAGAGCTTGAGCCTGGACGAGTGGATGCAGCTGTATGAGAGATACCGGAAGGCGGTGAAGAAGCTGTGAGCAAAAGCAAGTTGAGCCTAGAGGACAGCATCACGCTGGCGCAGAACAACGCCATTGATTTTACCCACGCATGCGTGACCATTGCCCTGAACGAAAAATTTGGCATTGGCAAAGAACGGCAGAAAAAAGTGAACGCGGTGCGGGACGAAGTGAACGGCAAGGTGCTGGAGATTATGACCCGACCGGCAAGCCGGAAGCACGAGCCGCTGCGGAAGGCGGAAGCCTGGATGCACAGCCAGATGCCGGAGGGCACGGTGTGGGAGCTGCACATCCCGATGGCCAAAGGCCGGGCAAGGTCGCACAAAGAGTGGAAAATGCAGGGAGCCGTGGACAACGCGGCCACACTGGAGTGGCGGGTGTGCGCCATTGCCTGCGCCGAGGTGCTGGGCTTTGGTGCGGAGCGGCTGAACCGCCTGCACGAAGAAGTGCTGGAGAATTACCGGCAGCTGAACCAGTGGGTGCTGGAGGAAGGCGTGGACGTGGCCATGGAATGGTTCCGGCGGTCGTGCACCAGCGCGTACAAGACCGACGTAGAGGTGCTGGACCGGCCGGACCAGAAAGAAATCTGGGGCTACCGGATGCACGAGGAGCAGGCCATGCGGGAGATGCGCACCCGGCAGGTGCGAAACGAGGTGCGACGGATGTGCGCGCCGAAAGCGCTGCCGCTGGCACCGGCCGAGGTAGAAAAGCGCATCCAGACCGCGCTGCAGTACGGCACACCGGACAGCTGGCAAAGGAGACGGACGAGATGACACTGACGGAAGCAATGCAGTACCGGGGCCTGACGGTGTGGAAGCTGGCGGAGCGGACGGGCGTGAAAACGCAGACGGCGAAGAAGTGGACGGAGCCCGGCGGGACACGGAAAATCACGGTGGAGCGGCTGCGGCAGATCACGGAGATCCTGGACGGCGGGGCGCTGATCACCGAGGACGGCGTGGAGTTTGAACTGTACGGAGGAAAAGTATGAGCAAGGACAAGAGAAAGATCACGCGCAAGCGGTTTTGCAGGCTGCTGGCAGCAAAAATCGGCTCGCAGGTACCGGAGGTGCGGGACATGGTGCGGCGGGTGATGGTGCAACCGGCACTGCGGGAGCAGGAGCGGCAGCAGACCGAGAAGCACCGGAAGGAGACCACCGCGTGAAGTACCTGTACAGCGTGTATGACG